CCATTGCCTGGAAACAGTCCTGCATTGCTATTTAGAGATGACGGACAAGGCGCAGGAAGTTCAAATACAGGATTCTTTATGCATTTCCGCCAAGGCAAATTACAAACTGGCGAATTTAATGTAACTAATCCTGTACCTAATCAGGTCATAGCTATTGATACAAAAGATATTAACAACGATGATGTTTGGTTGTATTCTATTGACGCTAATGGATTTGAAAGTAATCTTTGGACAAAACTTCCTAGTGTTGAAGGCAACAACATAATTTATAATAGTTTACTAAAAAATGTAAAAAATGTTTATGCAGCAACTACACGAGTTGGCGACAGAATCAATTTAATTTTTAGCGATGGCGTTTTTGGTAACTTACCTACAGGTAATTTTAGAGTTTATTATCGAACAAGTGATAATCGTAGCAGCACAATTACTCCTAGTGCGCTAAGAAATATAACTATTCAAGTTCCGTATATTAGTAGAAAAAATGCTTCAGAAACCTTAACAATTACTTTAGCTTTACAGTATACAGTTTCAAATGCAACACCTAGCGAATCTAATGACAGAATTAAAACTGTTGCACCTAGCACGTATTATACACAAAATAGATTAATTACAGCAGAAGACTATAATTTAGGTCCACTAGGTGTAAGTCAAGATGTAATTAAAACAAGATCAATTAACAGAATTAGTAGCGGAATAAGCAGATATTTTGATTTAAAAGATGTAAGCGGAAAATATTCTAGTACTAATCTTTATGCTAATGACTGTGTTTTATACAAAGAAGAATTTACAAGAAAAGATTCATTTAGTTTTGTTACACAAAGTGATATTGAAGGTGTAATTTACAATCAAATTGAACCTATTTTGTCTAATACAAAAATGAGAAATTTCTATTTGGCAAAATACAATAAAATTATTGTTAGTGATCTTAAAGCTTCTTGGAACGGTACGACAAATGTTACTAATTATTCTTCGGGTTATTTTACTGACCAAGACGGTTCGTCCTATACAGTTGGGTCATTTACAAGTAACAGTTTAAGACTTTTAGAAGTTGGAAGTATGTGTAAGTTTGATGCTCCTGAAGGATATCATTTTATGGATGATAATACACTTATGCCAGGAGCAGCAGATCATATCGGATCTAAGACTTTTATTTGGTCTAAAGTTGTAACTATTACAGGAAATGGATCAGAAGCTGACGGTATTGGGTTTAATGATTTTATTCCAGATAATGCTTTACTTTCCGAAATTCGACCTAGACTAGCAGACACACTTATCAATGATGTAAAAACACAAATTATTGATCAAGTTTTTGCATTTAGGGATTTTGCACTTAGATATGATGACCGTGATAGACAGTGGAAACTTATTACAGCAGATAATATTAATACAGTGCAAGACTTTAGCACAGGTAAAGCAGGCGATACTAGCGGCCAGCAGTTAGATTCTAGCTGGTTGTTATATTTTAAAACTAATGGAGAAAACTATACAATTACATATAGAAACTTAAGATATGTAATGGAAAGCGAAAGTGAAATTAGATTTTTCTATGATAGAGCTGATAAAATTTATGACAGTAAAACAGGCCGAATTCAAAAAGATAAAATTTCTGTTTTAAATGTAAATCGTCGTCCTGATGACTTAACTTCTTTTACACAGGACTTTGACTGGAGTATTGATGATTCTTATAGAGACAAAGAAGGATACATCGATACTAAAAAAGTTGAAGTAACATTTTTTGATTCAGACGATGACGGTGTTGTAGACAATCCGGATATTTTTGATCAGATTGTTGATGAAACAGTTAACAGTAATTCTAAAATCATATTCCAAGAAAAATATACAACTAGTGACAATGTAGAAGATTTTAAATATTTTAACAACCACTCAAATACAATTATAAGTGTGCAAAACCAAGCACAGATAGGTGCATTTAGTCTTTACAATGATGGACAGGTATTTTACTTAATTGAAGAAGATGTTTTCAAAACACTAGATAGAACAAATGCAAGATTAGATTTAAATTCTAATTATAGAGCATTTATAGGTAGAGCTGATTTAAAAATTTATTATTTACATGTAGCAGATTCAAATACAAGAATCGATCCTGCTCTTTCTAATATTATTGACACATATATTTTAACAAAAAATTATGATACACAATTTAGACTTTGGTTAGACGGTGAATTACGTTCAATGCCATTGCCATTAAGTAGTGATCAATTATACAGAAGTTATGGAAAATCTTTAAATGACATTAAATCTATTTCGGACGAAATAATTTACCATCCTGTAAAATATAAAACACTTTTCGGAACTAAAGCTATGAGTGATTTACAAGTGACATTTAAAGTTGTAAAAAATAAAGATGTTGTAATAAATGATAATTCTTTAAAATCAAATATTGTTGATTTAATTAATAGATATTTTAGCATAGAAAATTGGGATTTTGGTGATACATTCTATTTCCAAGAATTATCAGCATATATTATTAATAATCTTTCACCAAAAATTGTAAGCATTGTTATTGTTCCTAATCAGGCTGATCAGTCATTTGGTAGTTTATTCCAAATTAAATCTGAACCAGACGAAATTTTTATTAGCGGAGCAACTGTGCAGGATATAGAAATGATAGATGAAATTACTGCTACAAAATTACAATCAGCAGGCAATGTTGTAACATCAGTTGATACAAGTGTAGTAGGTGTACAGAGTACAGCATCTACTACAACAGCATCTTCAAGTGTTAGTGGAGGAACTACATACTAATGTCTACTAATGAGCAAAATGAATATGGTCCTAACGGTAAAAGAAAAACTAGCGAACTATTACCTCGATTTTTTAGAACCACAGCTAATAATAAGTTTTTGCAAGCTACATTAGACCAACTTACACAGCCCGGCGTTGCAGAAAAAATAGATGGATATTTTGGTAGAAAAAATGCAAAAGCATTTATGCCTAATGACAATTATGTCGGTGATGTATCAAAGCAGAGAGAAGATTATCAGTTTGAACCTGCTGCTGTAATCAAAGACGATTTAGGAAATGTAACTTTTTACAAAGATTATAATGATTACATTAACCAAATAAAAGCATTTAATGGTAATACACAAAATCATGATAAATTAAATCGACAAGAAACATATGCATGGAATCCTAATATTGATTGGGACAAGTTTGCAAATTATCGTGAGTATTATTGGTTACCTAATGGTCCTCAACCTGTATCAGTTTATGGAGAATCTAAAGAAGTTGTTTCTACTTATACTATTGAATTAGTTGAAGATGACGACAATTTTGCTTATGTATTTTCTCCTGATGGTAGAACAAGAAATCCTGTGTTAAATTTGTACAGAGGGCAAAAATATAGATTTGAAATTAATACTCCTGGACATCCTATTGCTTTTGCACTAAGCAGAAGTTGGACTCCGGGTGTAGCAGTTATAACTGCAAGCACAGAAGGTGTAAGAGCTAATGCACTATTTGATGTACAATTGTATGATGATGTATCGTATGATGTAGGCGATTTTATTATTCTTCCTTCTACTGGCGGTATTGATTTCGGTGATGACGAAAATGTCTCTCAACTATATCCAGATGGAATAATAAAGCTAGGTGAAGAAGGTGAAGAAGTAGCAAATCTTTATATAGAAAAAGGAACAATTGAATTTACTGTTCCAGATAATGCACCTGATAGATTATATTATATTAGTAAAAACAACATTGATACAAGCGGTGAAGTTCGTATTGCTGATATTGAAGAAAACACATTTTTAAATATTGATACTATACTTGGTAAAAAAGACTATATTAGTGCAAACGGTATTAAATTTACAAACGGTTTAAAAGTTTATTTCCAAGGTGATATTACACCTGAAAAATACAGCAAAGGTCAGTGGTATGTCGAAGGTGTTGGCGATAAAATTAAACTTGTAAGTGAAGACAATCTATTAATTCCTACAACATACTCTGAAGAATTAATTGTACCTTTTGATTCTAATCCATTTGATGTTTTACCATTTGGAAGTTCAAGTACATATGCAGCAAATAAAGATTATATAGTTGTTAATAAAGCTAGCCAAGATAGAAACCCCTGGAGTCGTTATAACAGATGGTTCCATAGAGATGTAATAGAGCAAGCTGCTGCATATAATACGCAACCTGTAAATGTAAACGAAGCAGCAAGGGCAAAACGTCCTATTATTGAATTTAAAGCTGGATTGAAGTTATTTAACTTTGGATCAGCTGCTAAAGATGATGTAGATCTAGTAGATGATTTTACTACAGATGTATTTTCTATAATTGAAGGATCAAGTGGATATAATATCGACGGAGTTGATATTACACAAGGTATGCGTATTTTATTTACAGCAGATACAGATATACTTGTAAAAGACAAAATTTATACTGTCAATTTTATTACTATAGGAAATAATCGTCAAGTAAGTCTTTTAGAAACAGAAGACACTCTTCCACAGGATTTAGAAACTGTGCTAGTTACTAATGGTGAAAAATATGCAGGTAAAACATTTAGTTATGAAAATGGATCATGGAATTTATCTCAAGAAAAAATTAATTTAAATCAACCTCCATTATTTGATATGTGCGATGCCGAAGGAATATCATATAATAATGAAAGCAAATATGAATCTTCTTCTTTTGCAGGAACTAAGATTTTTAGCTACAAGCAAGGTACTGGTATAAATGATACAGAATTAGGCTTTCCTTTGTCATATAAAAATATCGAAAACAGCGGTGATATTCTTTTTGATTTTAATTTGTTAATAGATTCTTTTACATATCAAGTTCAAGAAGGTGTATTTACTGTTGACGTAGACACAGGATTTGTAAAAAAATATTCTGATCTAACAACCTATACTTATGAAAACGGATGGAATGAAATTCCTTACGATAGTAAACAGTATGTAATTAGACAATATGCAGCAGAATTAGGAAGTGTTAATAATTTTGAAATAGATGTATATAACAAGGCTGGCGATTTAAATGATTTAAAAGTTGTTGTTTACCGTAATAACAAAATTCAAATTAGATTATCTGATTATGAAATAGATAGAATTAACGGTAAAGCCTTTATAAGATTTTATAATGATTTACCTATTGGAGATAAAGTTATTATAAAAACAAGTAGTGCAACTACTAAAAATAATAATGGCTATTATGAGTTTCCACATAATCTAGAACGTAATCCCCTCAATGAAGATGTAAGTGAATTTACACTAGGTGAGGTTTTAGACCATGTAGATACTATGATTGAGGAATTGACTCCTTTTAAAGGAACATATCCAGGACCTAGTAATTTAAGAGATCTTGGAGAAATAGATAGATTAGGAAAAAGATTTGTAAAACATAGTGGACCTATAAATTTGCCGTTATATCATATTACAAATAAAAATAATAATATGGTAAAAGCAATTAGATTTGCAATGCGAGAGTATGCTAAGTTTAAAAGAAATTTTGTGCAAACTGCAACAGATTTTCCTTTTGATGGTTCTGTAAAAGATCATGTTGATGCTATACTTACAGAAATTAACAAAGATAAAACAAAAAGCATGCCGTTCTACTTTAGTGATATGTTACCGGTAGGACCGAGCCGCAAACTAGATTACACTGTTTTAGATCCTAGAAATCCATTTTATGCGCTAACTAGTCCTTTTACTCTTGACACTCTTAGCGAAAAAGCAGTACAAGTATACTTAAATGGTAATCTTCTTTTACACGGAAGAGATTATACATTTGATCCAGAAGGTTTTGGACTACTAGTTGCAGGACAGCAGGAAGGCGACACAGTAGAAATATATGAATGGGCAAGCACTGACGGAAGTTTTATTCCTCCTACACCTACTAAACTAGGTCTATATCCAGCATATGAACCTATGATTTTTGTAGACGATACTCACAAGCAACCTGTGCTTAGTATTCAAGGACATGATGGTAGTATTGTACGTGCCTTTGACGACTATAGAGATCAACTCGTATTAGAATTTGAAAGAAGAATTTATAATAATATCAAGCAAGCATATAATCCTGAATTGTTAGATATACATGAATTTAAGGGCAGTAATTACAGAGATACAACTTTTTCTAGACAAGATATAAATGATGTTCTTTTAACTGATTTTACAAAATGGTTGCAATTAGTAGATTTCGATTATAACGACAATAGTTTTTACGATCGTAACGATCAGTTTACATTTAATTACAGTCAAATGACTTCTCCTAATGGCAAAAGTCTTCCTGGATATTGGAGAGGTGTATACATAGAGGCATACGATACAGACCGTCCGCATACTCATCCGTGGGAAATGCTTGGATTTACAAGAAAACCTGACTGGTGGAATGAAGTATACGGCCCGGCTCCGTACACACGGAATAACCTAGTTTTATGGAAAGATCTTGAAGAAGGAATCATAAGAGAACCAGGTAAAGCTGTTATAAGAAAACCTCAGTATGCAAGGCCAGGGTTACTAGATCATATTCCTACTAACGATAGTGGTAAACTATTGTCTCCACTTGCAAGCAATTTTGCAAAAAATTATGTTTTAAATCCTACAAGAAATAATTATGATTTTGGCGATCATTCTCCTGTAGAAAATGCTTGGAGGAAAAGCAGTGAGTATCCATTTAGTTTAATCACTGCTTGGTTGTTAAATCAGCCTGCTAAACTATTTGGATTAGGTTTTGATATTTCAAGGATAAAGAAAAATCTAGCAAATCAATATGTCTATGCAGATACAAACAAGCACATTGAATTAAACAAGATTGCTTTGCCGAATACATATGAATCTAATAATCGTGTTTTAACAAGCGGTTTAGTAAATTACATTTATAACTTAATTACAAATGATGTTACAAAATTCTATGAAAATTATGATTACGATCTTAAAAACTTAAACAATCAATTAGGCATTAAGATTGCTGGATTTACAGACAAACCTAAGTTTAATTTATTATTAGATAGTAGATCACCTAATGCTACTGAAAAAGGAGGCATATTTGTACCACAAGAAAATTATCAAATATTCCTTAATACAAGTTCTCCAGTAGATACTCCTATATATTCTGGTGTTACTGTAGAAAAAGCAGGCGGCGGATTTATTGTTAGAGGATATAGTTTTGATAATCCTTTCTTTAACTATTTTAAACCAATTAACACAAATGCTGACGTTGATGTTGTAATTGGAGGTGTTTCTGAAAACTTTGTTGATTGGACAGAAAACAAAAGATATAGTGTAGGACAAATTGTTAGAAACAATAACCGCTTTTATAGAGTCACTGATGATTTTACAAGCACCGAAAGTTTTGATACAGAAAATTTTGCTACATTACCTGAGCTACCAATTACCGGCGGTAGAAGAGCAAAATTTAGGAAAGTTTTCAACACACGTAAAGTTGAAAGAATCAATTTTGGCACGTTATTTAGAACTGTACAAGAAGTTGTAGACTTTTTACTTGGATACGGAAAATATTTAGAAAGTCTAGGATTTGAGTTTGATTACTTTAATGATGAAACTCAAGTAGTTGAAAATTGGGATTTCAGTGCAAGAGAATTTTTATTCTGGACAACACAAAATTGGGCGTTAGGAAGTGCAGTAAGTTTAAGTCCAGCAGCAAGTATAATAGAATTTAAATCTCAAAATAGTGTGGTTGATAATCTATTTGATAACTTCTATGAATACAGTATTTTAAATTCAGACGGTAGATCTGTATTACCTGAGCTTACACATGCACTAAGAGATGAAAATAGTTTTGGCTTAACATTTAAAAATACTACAGACGGTGTATACCATTTAAGACTACCACTTGTACAAAAAGAACACGTAGTTTTATTAGATAACAAAACACAGTTTAATGATATAATCTATCAAAAAACTACAGGTTATCGCCAAGAAAGAATTAGAGTGCTAGGTTATAGAACTGACGGCTGGACTGGCGGATTTAATATACCAGGTTTTGTTTATGACGATGCTAAAATTACAACTTGGCAACCTTGGACCGATTATGTAATTGGTAATATTGTAAAATACAAAGAATTTTATTATACAGCAAATATTAATATTACTGGTACATCTACTTTTGAAAGTAAAAACTGGCAACGTTTAAATTCTAAACCGGAGTCAGAACTTTTAACAAACTTTGATTATAAAATTAATCAATTTGCTGACTTTTATGATTTAGACAGCGATAATTTTGATACAGAGCAACAAAAACTTGCACAGCATTTAATTGGATATCAAAAAAGAGATTATCTAAAGAATATTATCAAAGATGATGTAAGTCAATATAAATTTTATCAAGGATTTATTCAAGATAAAGGTACTACTAATGCTCTTACCAAATTGTTTGATGCATTAGGATCAGCAGACAAAGATAGTTTAGAATTTTATGAAGAATGGGCTATTCAACTCGGTCAGTATGGAGCAAGTACAAGTAAAGATTATATAGAATATGAGTTAGACGAAAAAGAATTTGAATTATCTCCACAGCCTATTGCATTAGTAAATAGCATTCCAGAAAAAGCAGGAGATCAAGTTTATAGAATTAGACCATTCCAAATTTATGATCAATCTCAAGAACACAGTATTACTCCGTTTCCTGTTGTAGACAAATTACAAGAATATATTAAGAGCAGTGGATATGCTAGAGCAGACGATGTAAGATATCGTGTAGCAAGTATAGAAGATGTAGCCGGTATAGAAGTAAACAATGTAAACTTGGGAGATTATATTTGGGTATTAGACGATCTTGAAAATAATTGGACTGTTCTACAACTAGCTGATGCAGAAATGACTGTAGGTACAATTACTCTTAACGATCCTACTGACAATACAATATTGTCAAAGTATAATTTATCTGCATCTCAAGTAATGTCATTAACACTTAATAGATATCCAAATGAATTAATTAATATTGATGACTACATCGGTATGATAGGTGCAGAACAGTATAACGCAAACTATTTTTATAAAGTTTTAGATATTTCAAAGAACATTATTACTGTTCAAAAACCCACTGATCCTGAAATAACAAGCACACTTATTACAGATCAGTATTTGCCGCTTGTGATTTTACGTAAAGTAAGAGCAATTGATATTAATTCTGCAAATGAAATAATTCAAGAATTTAAAGACAGAGGACAAAAAGTTTGGATAGACAATTATGACGGTGATTGGAAAGTTATTGAAAATGATCCAGTTTATAGTTCACTCCAGTCAATAAATAATCCCTCACAGTGGGATAGTACTTTCCATGATTTTGCAAGTAAAGTAGCAGTCAGTGAAAACAACAGAGATTTGATAATTGGTGCTCCGGGTGAATTAGATGGTAGAGTGCATTATTACTTTAGAAATCAAGAAAGAAATAATACTGTCCTACAGCAAACAATTGTTCCGCCTACAGATGTAATAGATAGTGAAAATAACAATTATCAGTTTGGACAATCTGTGGCTGTTTCACCAGACGGAGAATATCTAGCTATAGGTATTCCAAATGCAACTAATGTTCGTACTAGATTTAAAGGCGAATTTAGTGATCTTGGCACATATAACAAAGCTGAAATTGTAAAGTATAGAGAAAGCTATTGGAGAGCCAATAGAGAAATTTTACCTAAAACAGGCGGCCAAGAGTTTACAACGTTCAACTCTTATCTAGACATACTTAATGCAGATGAATCTGCAGACTCTTCTATAGTAAGACTATTAGTTACTGGTGATCCACAACTTCCAAATTCAGAAGTCGACCATTTCTTAGTAAGAGCAAATCAAGAACAATTTCTTGCTTCAAGTGTAGGAGATACTTTAGGATTAACATGGAATAGATTTTCGAGAGCTAATGGTGATCTAAATGAAACTTTACCGTGGAACGGAGATGCAGGATTAACGTATGACAATATAACCGGTAATCATATCATTGCAGCAAAAGTAGACGTTATTTTCTATATTCCAACTTTTGTAGGATTGCCTGTTGTAGGAGATTTTGTTACAACTGCTACCGGTAGTGCAGAAGTTGTTTATATAGGAACAGAAGCAGACGGTGCTGTAATTTATGGTAACAATCAAAATGGTACATTCCAGTTAGAAGGCAATCTCTTTATTGGTGATGATGAATTAGTCGGTGCTTATAGTATAGCTGAAACTGATAACATAATTGATAGCTTAGGCGGCTTCTGGAAAATAGATGTTGCTCCGTATGATAATGGAAACACATGGTTTGATCAAGGTAAAGGTTTAATTTATAATGACCTTAGACTAGCAACAGAATCTAGAGATATATTTGAGTATTACAATGTACAAAATATTATTAGTGGCCTAGGTAGCGGACTGAAACAAAAATTTCAAGGTTCGCAGATTATCAACCTTAAATATCAAGATGATCCAGATGCTCCTTTACCTAACACAATTAGTTCAGAAGACTTACTTGGACCAGGATTTGAAAACGTATGGTTAATTAGAGGTGCTAAAAATTACACAGATACTCTAAGCATTAGTGAAAAAATAAGATTGACTGTATACAATCTTGACAACTATGTTATTGATGTTGAAGCAGCTGGACTTACATTTGACCAACTAAACAAAGAGCATGAAGTTTTAGATCTTTGGGACGGATTTATAGATTTAGAATATACAGAATTCGATTTTATAGGTAATACTTTTAATATTGAAGTTGGTGATACGATAGAAGATGTACAATATCCATTCGATATCTTTGGTGGTGTTGCAAGCACTCCTTATGCAGCAACAAGCACTGGGGAAGTTGTGTATGTGCAAACATTCTTTAATAGTGCTAGAGTATATTTAAAAAATATCACAGGAACTTGGGAAACACTTAATAACGTCGCTAGGTATAAAGTAAAAAGATTAGGTAATGAAGATCTAAGAGGTCTTGGAGATCCTGATAGGGTTAGTGCAACTATTGAAGATCCTGACAATGGTATTTCTTTAGGTACAAACAATGTACAATCTGATTTAAGTATAGGTAAATTAATTGTTTTACAATCAGATACACCTCTAGGATTACCAACAAGGCCGTATGCACCTAATATACAAACTGAATTAGCATATTCAAGTGCAGCAATTGTTGATGAAGAATATTGGTTCTTTAATATTAAGCAAACGGTGGGTGTTGGTAGAGGAGCTAGTTTCCCTCATAGTTTAAACAAAGACTATTCACAAGTTTATAGTATTCCTGTAAGCGAGTTTGGCGAAGCAAGTTATTATAACGAAGGTGTTGTTGCTTTATATAGAAAAGGGTTCTCAAACGACTACGAATATATGAACAGTATTGTTTCTGAATCAAGACAAGATAATAAAGGATTTGGCGAAAAGGTTGAATTTATACAAAATGGTTTAGAATACACATTGTTTATAACTAGCAAAGGAGATGGCTCCTCAAATAATAACGGCACATTAGAAGTTATAAAACATGGTATTCCTTTAATCGAACAAGACAATTATGTCGGCGATTGGATAGGACAAAGAAGCTATGATAAAAATACTATTGTAAGTTATCTAGGAAAGTTTTATAGAGCTGTTAGAGCTGTGCCTGATTTAGATTTTGGCGCAACTGTATTTGTTAACAATACAGTTTACTGGGAAGACTATAGTTGGCGTTACGGTAAGGATCCTGAATACAGAGGATTATTCAATAACAATCTACCTTATGTTACTGGCGAGTTAGTAAGTCATCCGGTTGATGATAGTTCACTAGCTACACCTGCATTATATAGAGCAAGGACAAATATTGCAATTGGTGCTGTGTCTCCTGTATCTTCTCCTAATGCTTGGGAAAGAGTTACAGATGGTGTTGATTATTTAGGATCGCTACCGAATAGATCAGGAACAGCTTTCTTAGATAATGAAGAAGTTTTTGATCCTACTTCAACAAATAGTTATGCATTAGAAGATACATTACAATTTGCAGAGAGCTTTGCAGTTAATAAAACTGGTGATGTATTAGCAGTAGTAAGTAAACAAACAACTGACTCTACTCCGAGTAATGTTGTAGTAATTTATAGATTAGTTGAAGACAAATATATGTATGACCAAGTCATTACTACAGCGTCTTTAGATAAAACAGATATATCACAAAAATCTTTAGCAGACAGCGGTTTTGCACAAGATGTTCAAATTAGCCCAGATGGGTTGACTATTGCTATATCGCATCCATTCTCAGAAATTGATGTAGTAAATCAAGGTACAGTTCATATATATTCACAACAAACAGTAAATGGTAAAGCACAATTTGTTCTAAACCAAACATTACAAAGTCCTAAAAAACAAGAAAGTGAAAAGTTTGGATATAGTATTGCTTTAGATAATACACAACTTGCAATTACAAGTGTAAATGGAGATATTACTCTACCTACTACATTTGACAATGACGAAACAAGTTTTGATAATAACTTTACACAATTTAAAAACGTTCAATACGATAGTGGTGTTGTTTATGTGTATGAAAACGTAGGCAGTAGCTTCTTATATTCTGAACAGTTTGTATATAAAGCAGACAAAATGATATACTTCGGAGAATATCTAGAAGTTAAAGGAAATCACATTTATGTAGGTATTCCTAGATATAGACCAAACGAGTCAGAGCAAGGATTACTTGTTGACTTTAGAAAAAATATAAGTGCGTCTGGATGGAATATAATTAGAGAACCTAACCCAATTGTTGACGTTGATAAAATACGTAGTGTGTATCTGTATAACAAAGTGACAAAAAGTATTATCACTTACTTAGATTATGTTGACAGTATACAAGGAAAAATACCCGGACCTGCAGAACAAGAATTGCAGTATAAACTTCCTTATGATCCTGCAAGATATAATATTACTCCTATTAGTGATCTTTACAGTGAAACTAATCATTGGGGACCAGCACAAGTTGGCGAATTATGGTGGGATCTAAGTAGTGCAAGATTCTTACATGCATATCAAGGTGATATAATCTTCCAAAATAATAATTTTAATTTAATGAATCCTGGAAAAACTGTAGATGTCTACGAATGGGTTGAAAGTGATATTATACCTAGCGAATGGGACGATATAGCAGATACAGAAACAGGCTTACAAGCTGGCATAAGTGGACAAAGTTTATATAGCGATACGCTTTATGTCCAAAAAATTAATTACGATGCAGCAAGTCAAACATTCGGAAGTAAATTCTACTTCTGGGTTAAAAACAAAAAGACTATACCTGTCAAAGAAGGTAGATCATTATCTGCACTAGACACAGCAAGATTAATACAAGACCCTTCACAGCAGGGATATAGACATATTTCGTTCTTATCTAATGATAAGTTTGTGTTACATAACTGCAATTCTTTAATTAATGATAAAGATGTTGTTTTACACATTGATTGGCTATCAGGCAATGATCCTAAACAGAACACTCACACTCAGTATCAAATAATGAGCGAAGGTTTAGATACAAGCAGACTAAATGCTGATATTGAACGTAAATGGTTTGACAGTTTAGTAGGATATGACGAAAAATTACGCATTGTTCCTGATCCTAGCTTACCGATTAGACAGCGTTATGGTAACAGATTTAAACCAAGACAAACAATGTTTGTAAATAAAACAGAAGCACTGAAACAGGTGATTGAAAGAATTAATGATATTACAGCTAAGAATTTAATAGCTGATGATTATGATATTAGCAATTTATCTCAAGCACAAACAGCACCTTCTGAATTTACATTCCTATATGATACTACAATTGATACTGAACAAGAATTAAGATTTGTCGGTACAAGTAAAATTACAAAGGCAGAACTAGAGCCTGTTATCTTAAATGGCGAGATTGTACGTGTTAATATTATCAATCCTGGTAGAGGTTACAGAGTAGCACCTTCTTATACTATTAATGGTACAGGATATGATGCTGAAGTAGAATTTACAATTAATAATTTAGGCCAGATTACTTCGGTAGAAGTTATTAATGGCGGTAAAGAATACGAAAATAGTACTACTATCGATGTAAGATATTTTAGTGTATTAGTAAGTAATGATAGTACAGTCTACGGCAAATGGTCAATATATTCATGGAATGATGTATCAAAAGAATGGTTTAGACAACAGGTACAAGAATTTGATGTTTCTTTGTTCTGGGATTATATTGATTATTATGCAGATGGATTTAATCAATTTACTAAAATTGACTATGAAATTGATCAATCATATGAATTATTTGGTTTAGGTGTTTCTATAGGAGACGTAGTAAAAATAAACAATATCGGAACAGGCGGCTGGCTATTGCTACAAAAAGTTGCAGATGAAGATACTGAAGACTTTACTATAAATTACGATACTATAGGACGCCAAAACGGTACAATTCAATTTAAATCATCTCTATATGATTTGTTAGGAAATAGCATAGGATATGATACAAGAAGTTTTGATAGTTATTTCTACGATAGTCAACCGATTAATGAAACTAGAATTATTCTTGAGACCATTAGAGATAGTATTTTTGTCGGAACATTAGCAGTTGAGTATAATAAACTATGGTTTGCAAGTTTAAGATATGTATTTGCTGAACAAATTTTAGTTGATTGGGCATTTAAAACAAGCTTTGTAAAAAGTAAACACAATTTAGGTGAGCTAGAACAAGATATTACATTTAATGCAGATACATTGCCTGATTATGAATCGTATATTAATGAAGTTAAACCTTTCTCTACTACAATTAGAGAGTTTATAAGTGCATATGATGCACTAGATAATACTTCATCAGCAGTTACAGATTTTGATTTGACGCCGGTATACGATCCGGCACTGCAAAAAATTGTTTCTAGCACAGCATTAGTAGTCGACGATACTGTTGTTGCAGAAAACTTACCAATAAATGAATATCCAAGAAAATATTGGAAGGATAATTTTGGTTATGAAGTTAAAGAAATTATAATTGCAAATCCGGGAAGTGAGTACACGTTCCCTCCTACAGTTAATATAAGCGGCGGTGGCGGCGAAGGCGCAACAGCAAGAGCATATATCGGTCAAGGTAAAGTTACAAAAATTGAAATTCTAAATCCAGGTACAGGATATATTAGTCAGCCTACAGTAACCATACAAGGTTCTCAGTCAGATACTGGTATACCTGCAAGTGCAAGTGTAGTATTAGGCAATGGCGTTGTTAGAAGTACAAAAGTTAAAATTAAGTTTGACAGAATCAAAGGATCATACCTATTTACAGCATTAGACCAGTCAGAAAGTTTTGTCGGAACAGGTGATAAAACTAATTTTGATTTAGAATGGCCTATGAATTTACAAAACACATTGGTCAAAGTTTATGTAGACAATAGAGAGTTACTAAGAAGTGAATACAGATTTGAAAACATAGACAACAATGATAAATCTTATACTAGACAACAAGGTAGAATTATTTTTACAAAACCACCTGTACAAGATCAGGCAATAACAGTAGAATATTTTAAACCTTTAAGTATGTTAGATGCAGCTGACAGAATTTATAACGCTTACACACCAACATCAGGAATGGCAGGAGTTGAACTAGGACAACTTATGAACGGTGTAGATTATGGTGGAGTAGAAGTAAAAGGATTTGATTTTACAAGATCTAGAGGTTGGGATTCAGATAATTGGTATGACGGCGCATGGGATCCGTACGAAGAAACATTTGAAGATGAAGTCTTTACATTTGACGGATCAACAGTAAGCATTACACTTTCTAGACCATTAGAAGATGGTGTAGTTTATAATGTTTATTTTGGCTCCGGAATAGGGAACGAACTATGGCGTGCAGAAAGAATAGATGATCCAAACTTTGATAGTGCTGAAAGACTATATGATGGTGTTGTTATTAATCCTATTACAGGAGACGGAGTTACAGACACAATCTACTTAGATGAATTAGGCATTGTTGTTACAGACGGTGATGTTATCATAATTAGAAAACAATCAAGTGATGGTAGTTTTGCTCCTGATCCTACAAGTTACGATACACAATTAAGTGGCGGCGATCTAGTTTATTCTACTGCTACTGGTTTAAATCCAGAAGATATAATTATAGATGGTGACGGATTTGTAACACCTACTACAAGTAAAGGTCCTGAAGAACTTGTTCCAGGTCAATTAGTAGATACACTTGACTTAAAAGTTTATACTAGAGAAGGTGCAGGACAAGGAGAAATATATTCTCAGTCATATACAACAGACGGTGTAACAACAACATTTGATTTAGGAGTTATTCCTAACAATCCAAATGCTGTGTTAGTAAAGTTAGACAATGTCATTTTGCCAAAAACAGAATATACCATTGATTGGGAAGCAAATACAATTACTCTAAATAGTGTTGCTGACGCCGGCAAAGAATTTAATATTATAACAGTAAGCGGTAGTGCTCAAAATATTCTTGATAGTGGAACTATTGTTGCAGACGGAACATCTGCAGAATATATTGTTCCGGTAGAATATATTGATACAGTGTCAGTATTTGCAACAATCGACGGAGTAAAAGTTGAAGATTTGCTAGTAATCAATGATGCAGATACAGGAAATATTGCACTAAGATTTGACACAATACTTGCTGCTAATGTACTTGTAAGATATGTAGTGTTCTATGATAACACACAAATTAACTATAGTCAAATGACAAGAGAAGATATTGTCAGTGATGGTAGTACTTTGGTGTATGATCTAGCAAATCAACCTTTGTATCAAGCTCCTACTGCGTATAACACACTTGTAAAAACAGGAAATACTATACTTAATGCAGGATATAATGTCCAATATACTATATCTGAATTAGAAGAAAGAGAATTCCAGTTAGAACTATTCCAACAACCTCTTGCAAGTGTTGATACAGATCAAATTCAAGTATACTTAAACGGAGAAAAATTAGAATTCCCAAGAGATTATGCTTACAGTATTGCTAATAGTGCAGTTACATTAAATGGAGGTGTAGGCACCACAGGTGACATTTTAGAAATATATGTAAAAGAAGATGGAGATTACTTTATAGAAGGTAATCAAATCACTTTTGCTACAGCAATTGCTGAAGACCAAGTAATTGAAATTTACACATTTACTAATCATGATATATTAGGCATCGAAAGAATAAATTATGATGTGGTAAACAGAACAACATTAACAGCAGGCACAAAGGAATATGGTACATATCATAGTTTAACTTCTGGAGTTATACAATTAAGAAAACCTGCTGTAAACGTAAAATATGTTTGGCTAAGTCTAAATGGCGAATTGCTAACACCTGCGGTTGATTACAGTCTTAATGACGATAAAACCGAAGTACATTTAGCACAAACGCCTGCAGAAAATGATGTTATAGATATAATTCATTTTAGTGCAGATATCGGTACTGAAAGATTTGGCTTCAGACAATTTAAAGATATGCTTAACCGCACACATTTCAAACGCCTTGATAGCCCAGAAACAGAATTAGCACAAGATCTAAATTGGTACGATATACGTATAGAAGTTTTAGATGGTGCTGCCCTGCCTGAACCAAATAAAGGCGAAAATATGCCGGGTATAGTGTTTATAAATGGCGAAAGAATTGAATACTTTGTCAAAGAAGATAATACACTAAGACAAATACGCAGAGGAACATTAGGTACAGGTGTAGCAAATGTTCATAGTGCTGGTGAAGGTGTATATGATCAAGGGCCTGGTAAAACTATTCCTTATCAAGACAATACAATTACACAGACTTATGTAGGAGACGGAGAAACAACAGAATTTAGTTTAAATTATACACCGTCAAGTGCAGATGAGTTTGAAGTTTTTGTAGCAGGTCGCAGACTAAGGAAGAATAATATTAGTGCGTTCGATTATACAATTGCTTTGGATAGTACCGAAGGTGATACTACATTACCTGCAGAATTTACTATTGACGGTAATACTTTAACACTAACAGAGGCTCCATTACAAAATACACAAGTTCTAGTAATTAGAAAAGTTGGAAAAATTTGGAGTCCAACAGGAACACAGCTTGCAAAAGCAGAAAATGACATTGCACGTTTCTTGCGAGCAGGAACAATAAAACTATCTGAATAAATACGTAGTAGGAATCATAAAATGACAGAGATAAAAGATAACAACGGTGTACTATTACAAGGTCATATAAAAATCTTTGACCCTAATTCGGGAGAGGTTATAATTGACAAGCGTAATGCGATACATTATGAAAACATGAGTATTGCACTTGCAGAAACTCTTTCTAATGCAGGTGAAGGTTTTATATATGAAATGAGTTTTGGTAATGGTGGAACAAGTGTTGATCCTACTGGTATCATTACATATTTAACACCTAACAGCACTGGTACGAATGCTAGTTTATATAATCAAACATTTACAAAAGTAGTAGATGATAGAAGTGTTAATAACACAGACCCTGCTCGTAACAAATTAGAAACAAGACACGTTAGTGGTACAAATTATACAGATATTATTGTAAGTTGTTTGTTAGATTATGGCGAACCAAACGGACAAGAAGCATTTGATACTGCTACTAATCCAGAAAGTGCGTATGTATTTGATGAGTTAGGATTAAGAAGTTACTCACCATCCGGCACAGGAAGGCTTTTGACACACGTAGTATTTCATCCAGTACAAAAAAGTTTAAACAGATTAATACAAATTGATTATACAGTTAGAGTACAAAGTTTGTCAGGAATTTAAGGATTAAAATATGGCATATCAAGTAAAATACACAGACTTTGCAAACAAGGGAGCGGTTACTGTTGAGGACAACACAATCAACACTGAAACAAGTCTTCAATTGCCAGGCAGATTTACAAATTCCTACGGACAAATTATTTCAGAAAACTTATTACACCTTTTAGAAAATTTTGCAAACAATACTGCACCTCAGCGTCCTGTTGAAGGACAATTATGGTATGATATTTCAGAGGGTGTTGATCAGCTTAAAATATATGACGGCACTACTTGGATTTCTGCATCAGGACTTAAAAAATCTACACAAGAGCCTGCTGCAAGTAATTCAAACTCGGGAGATTTATGGGTAGATACAGACAATCAACAACTATATCTTTATACCGGTTCGAGTTGGGTACTTGTTGGACCGTCATTTAGTGATGGACTTGTCACAGGTGCTACACCTGTAGAACTAGTCGGACAAGATAACAATACATATGTTGTTTTACAAATCCAAATCCAAGATGTTGTAATTGGCATTATAAGTGACAGTGTATTTTCACCTAAATCTCGTATTCCAGGTTTTGATTCTATACAAAAAGGTTTTAATTTAATTAGCGGAACAGAGTATCAATTTGTTGGTACTGCATCTACTGCTGCATCATTACGTGTAACTAATGATCCTAACGACGGAACAAAAAATGTTGATGCAAATGAATTTTTAAGAGGTGATGTTCCAAGCACAACAACAGAACAAATTAGGGTAAAAAGTAACGACGGCTTGCAAATTGGCGCAGGCGGACAACTAAATGTTGGCGTAGAAGGCGAAGCTGGTATTATACAACACAATACTAGTGGATCTAACATAGATATTAGAGTTAGAGACGGCAGTCAAACTAAGACTGTTATGAGGATTGACAGTACAACAAATGTAGGAATTAATAATCTTGCACCAGATGAAGCACTAGACGTTGTAGGTAACATACAAATTACACCAGCAGCAGGTGATGCTGAAACAGGTGTGTTAAAAGTAGAAAGTGTTGTAGATAGTGATACATTTGCAACAGGAAGTATTACTACTAAAGGCGGCGTTGGCGTTACAAAAAATCTAAATGTAGGCGGAAGTTTATCTGTTAACAGTTCATTTACTAGTGCAGATATTTTACCCGATAGCACAAGTACACGTAATATCGGCTCAACATTAAATAGATATGATCAAGTTTGGTCAAATACATTTTTTGGTAATGTGCAAGGTAATGTAAGCGGCACAGTTTCTGGTAAATCTGGAAGTACAGATAGATTAGCAAGTGCTACACAGTTTGCAATGACAGGCGATGTAAGTGCAGCAAGTTTTAGTTTTGATGGAAAAACTGGCGGCAGCACAAAAACTTTTGTAACTTCTATCAGTAATAGTATTATTTCTACTAAAGATACACTTTATGATGTAAATCCTGGAGATGAAATACTAATCAACAAAACGTCAGGTGAAGAGCAAGGGCTTTATAAAGTTAGTCAAGCTAACTTACTTAAGAGTATTCCAATTATACCAGCTGGCGTTATTATTCCTTATGGTGGATTACTAGCACCTACAGGTTGGCTATTATGTGATGGATCAGAAGTTAGAAAATCAGAATTTGGCGATTTGTTTATTGCTATCGGTTATAACTTTAAAGATCCTGCAGAACTAAGTGATAACGGGGTAAACTTCTTTGCTTTACCTGATCTAAGAGGTCGATTCCCATTGGGTGTTGATAATATGGGCGGCGCTGCTGCTAATAGGGTAACAAGTGCAGGTGCTACAGCAGTTGGTAACAACTTAGGAAGTGAAACTGCAAGCATAGATGTAGATAACTTACCTGAACACGAACATGATATGCGTGGCGATACTGGCGCTCAGTACTATGCAATTAGAGATAATTCAGGTGTTCCTGCAGATACAAATGCTATTCAGTTTGATGCTCCGACAGGCACAAACGCAGGACAAGCATTACCGTCTAGTGGTGGCATAAGAACTACTACTGCATTAGGGCAGCCCTTAGATATTATGAACCCATATATTTCACTAAATTACATTATATACACTGGATAACAAAATGAGCTATCAATTAAATAAAACAGACGGAACAATATTAATAGATCTTATAGATGGGCAAATTGATAGTGCTAGTACTAATTTAACACTAGTTGGTAGAAACTATAGCGGTTTTGGCGAGTTTTTGAATGAAAACTTTATTAAATTGCTAGAAAATTTTGCAAGTACTGCTGCACCTAGCAATCCATTAGAAGGTCAATTATGGTGGGATAAGTCCGAAGCGCGATTAAAATTATGGGACGGAACACAATGGAAAGCTTCAGGTGGTCCGTTTGTACAAAACTTTCAACCTCAAATGGTTGCAGGCGACTTATGGATAGATAATCTTAATAACCAGTTTTATTTTTATGACGGTACAGATTTAGTATTAGTAGGACCGCAGTATAATTCATTCCAAGGTCTTACAGGATTCAAAATTGATAGTATACTAGATGAACAATCTAGATCTAGACCAGTTGCAAAATTATATGTCGGCGGCGACTCGGATGAAAATCTTGTTTCAGTAGTCTCTAACATACAATTTACCCCAACATTTAGTCAAAGAATTGATGGCCTTGTTACGGATGATAATCCTGATGGTATTATCAAAGAAGGCTTTAACATAATTGATACCGAAAACTTTAAATTTCACGGTACAGCAGTTGCATCTGAATCACTTGTAACTGGCGGCGGCGATGTTGTTACAGCCGATCAGTTTTTAAGTTCGATATCTAATGACGTTACAACAGGTACATTAAGTATTCGTAACTCAGGTGGCCTTAGCATAGGTACAAGTGAAAACTTTAGACAGTTTATTCTAGGAAATGCAACAGTTTCTGAAAACCAGTTACGTGATGCAAATTATAGATTAAGAGTTGTTTCTTCATCTTTTGGCGGCACAAAAACAGATGCTATGTTTGTAAAAGCAGATACTGCTGCTGTAGGTATTTTTAACGACAATCCACAAGCAATGCTACACATAGGTAGCAGCAATAATCCTGATAGTGTTCAAAACCAGGATGTTATAATCGAAGGTAACTTAATTGTAAGAGGTGAATCGGCACAAGTAATAGGATCTGTTACATTCGGTACAGAAACAGTTATTGATTTTGGTACATTGCCTCATAAACTCACAGCTGGTAAGCAAGTACGTATTGCAAATGCTAGAGTGCAAATTGCACCGTCACCTGCACCAGCAGTTGATTTAGATTTATTAAACGGTTATCACGATGTACTTAGTACAACAGAAAATACTGCTACACTTGACTTAGATACGTCTGCACAAGCAGGAACATATGTCACAAATAGTGCAAATGTATTAGGAGATTATACAAGTTTAAGTGTACAAAACTTACAAGTTGAAGATAAAAATATAGAATTAGGTATTGCTGAAGACTCTACACTATTATCAGACGAAGAAATGGATAATGCAGGTGTAATTGCAAGAGTAAGCGGTGTTGATAAAACACTACTATGGCGCATAGCAACAGATTCATGGACAAGTAACAGAAACTTTGACCTTAAAACTTCTGATAAATCGTATAAAATCGGCGGCGTAGACAAAGTTACTAACACATATATAGATCCTTCTATTACACAAGCTACAGGTTTAGTTGAAGTAGGTACATTAGAATATTTAAATGTTGACAACATCAATATAAACAATAGCAGTATATCTACAACAGGTGGTACAGCCCTACAAATTAATTCTACAGGCGGCAATATTACACTTACTACTAGACAAAAAATTGTAAACGTCGACGATCCGACTGATGATCAAGATGCAGCTACAAAATACTATGTAGACACAGAAATTGCAAGCCAACCTATTGTATTTTCTTTAGATATTACTGGTTTAGCAACACCTGATACACAGATAGCTACTATTTTACAAAGTATGTTCCCGGCAGCAAATAAAACAAACGGTACATATGCGTTCATACACACTACTGAATCTTCTGCATCTACAGCTGAAAATATCGATGTCGACGCTGCAAAGAATATTTCATTCGTTGCTGTTGATGCTAACGGTACACAAAACGAATCAGTTGTTCAGGATATTGCATTCTTCCCAGCTAGTGGTACCGTTGAAATTGCTATTACAAGAGGGTTAAAAAGATTTAGAGTTCAAGGTACTTCGTGGGTATTTGATGCAGACTTACCAACAGGACTTTAATTAAGAATACGATAAATAATATAAAGCAAAAGGGTTTAATAGATGGCTTATCAAATTGATAGATACAACAATACAGTACTTACAGTTGTACAAGACGGTACAATTGATCAAACCACAGACCTAAAGTTCATTGGTAAAAACTATGCAGGTTATGGGGAAATACAAAACGAAAATTTTCTATATCTTTTAGAAAACTTTAGTGGTGCTAATCCTCCGCCAAGAGCAATTAGTGGTCAAGTTTGGTTCGACAGCAGCGGAAGTAAATTAAAGTTTTATGACGGTGCAAAATGGAGAACAACAGGCGGATCAGAAGTCTCTGCAACTGAACCAACAGGACTTACAGAAGGTGATTTTTGGTGGGATAGTGCTAATGATCAGCTTTATGTTTATAATGGTGTTAATTTTGTATTAATTGGACCACAAAATGCAGGTGAGGGTTTGACCCAAATGGTAAGCCAGACTGTATTAGACGTTTCTAATAACCCTCATAGCATTATTTCTGCTACACTAGCAGATGAAGTTATTTTTGTAATAAGCCCAGATGAATTTACCCTAAACTCTGTTAACCCTATTACAGGTTTTTCTGTAATCAAAAAAGGTGTGACAATGTTAAACACACCTGCAACAGGTGCTAATTCAGGTAAAACAACAACTGATCATCGCTATTGGGGTACTGCTAGCGATTCAGATAGATTAGGTGGACTTCTAGCAAGCTCCTACTTAACATCAACTAACCCTAACTTTACAAGTCAAGTTACTTTTCCTGATGCAGGAATAGCTATAGGCGATTCATTAGACTTAAAAATCTTTATCGAAAGTAATGACCAGGGTGTTATACAAAATGATGTAGGTAATGACACAGTAATTAAAATGAAAGTTACAGACAGTGGCGGAACAACTGTGCATCCTATGTCTGTAACCAAAGATGGAATAATTCCGAGCGCAGATAATGCATATAGTTTAGGATCAAACTCATTAAAGTGGAATACTGTACACGCTAATTTATTTAATGGTGCAGCAACAGTTGCAAATAAATTAAAAGAAGGTGCAAACGATAGATTAGCATCTAGTGCTGCGGTAGGTTCAACTGTAGCAGTAAGGACAGCAGCTGGTGATTTAGTTGCAAATATCTTCCAAGGTACAGCACTTCAAGCAAAATATGCTGACTTGGCTGAAAATTATTCAACATGTTGCGAACTTGCAGTAGGAACTGCTGTACAAGTATGTGATCATGACGATCACGAAGTAGATGAAGCATCTGCAGGATCTGTTTGCATTGGTGTAATTTCTGACAAGCCTGCCTACTTAATGAACGCAGAAGCTGAAGGCCAAGCAGTTGCACTTAAAGGGCGTGTCCCAGTAAGGGTTAGTGGTCCGGTCAAAAAAGGACAAGCGGTGTATGCATGGAACGAGGGTGTATGTAAAACTATACAAACTTCTGCATTAGTAGGTATTGCTTTGGAGACTAACAACGACGAGGGCGAAAAACTAGTAGAGTGCGTACTAAAAGTATAAAGGAACAAAAGTATGGCCGTCGGAGATATAGTTACAGCAGCAAGATTTAATAATTTACAAGCACG